ATAAAATAAAACGAAGGGTTAAATACGGTGCATTATGGATTTAATAATGCAATCTTCAAATAGATTCATTGATGAAATGAAGCTAAATGCCTATCTTAAAGAGCGTACTATTTATTTAAATGATGATGAAATTAATGAAGAAACGGAATTTATAATAAATAGAATGTTTGAAAAGATAGTTGCTAATGATGAAAAAGAAGGTATATTACCAACAGAAGCAAAGCCTATATATTTAAAAATTTCATCTTATGGTGGGGCGGTTTATGCATCTTTATCAATCATAGCATGTATTGAACAACTAAAAGAAAAAGGATATAAAATAATAGGCATTGGTTACGGTAAAATAATGAGTGGTGCTTTTAAAATTCTTATATCTTGTTCCGAAAGATGGTGTCAAAGACACACAAGATTTTTATTTCATCAGGTACAACATTTTGAGATGGGACATTCAAGTGTAGAGCAATCAAGAAGATCATTAAAAGACTTAGACGAATTGTGGCGTAGGTGTCAAGATATAATTATAAAATATACTAAAATTACACAAGAACGGCTTGATGAGATAACTAGACTTGATTTGGATGTAAACCTTTGGGCTGAAGAGGCTTTAGAATTAGGTGTTGTAGACAAAATTTTATGAGAGGTTAAAATAAATGTGTNAAGAATATAAGGATATAATTAATGAAGAGGAAACTACTTCTGAATTAGAACTAACTGAAACTGAAGAATTATATTTTGCCGAACCAATAATTTTTGAAGATACTTCATTTTTTGAAGAAAACGAAGAATTTAAAAAGGGTATTGAAGACGCTAGTTGGTTTGCAGGGTTTTATGCTACATTAATTAGTTCAGGTATGAGTAATAAAGAAGCATTTACTTGTATGTTTACTAAGATGGAAATTGATTTGACTAAGAAAGTAAATGAAACCAATGCAAATGCTACAATAGAATCTGCAAAATTTGGACAGATAGCAATTGAAAAAACACAAGTATGAAAATAAATTTTTAGCATAGAACTCTCCCCTATTCGATTTTGAATAGGGGTTTATTGTGTGCTAAATGTGTATAGAAAGAGGATTTTATTGGATAAGAATTAAAGGATTAAAAGGAAGTGATTAGATGCCAAAAGTAGGCAAAACAATCAGACAACCTAAAATGGTGTCTGGTCAAGAAGGATATTGTAGAAAATGTCAACAAACAAAACCACTATCTAAATTTTACGAAGCAACTAATCCAATGCTTGATACAAATGGTTTTATGAGTATTTGCAAAGAAGATTGTAATAAAATATATGATACATATTTTAGTGTTTATAATAACATGGAAAAAGCAATGTATCTTACATGTCAAGATTTAGATGTTTGTTTTAATATGGAAGCGTTGCGACAAACTCAATCCCATATTGCTGGATTAATAGGTAAAGGAAAACAAGCAAAGGCTGTATTTGGTTATTATAAAAGCAAACTACAATCTACAGGAAAAAATAATGCCAAATTAGATTCTTTTAGCTTTAAGTATAGTGACAGACTTATAGATGAAAGCAATAATGATATTACAAGTAATAGCTATGATGAAGACATTGATGAAGATTTACAGATATTTTGGGGCAAAGGTTTTTCTTTGGATGATATTATTTTTTTAGAGCAGGAATTAACNAATTGGAAAAAGACACATAAATGTGATAATCAAGCTGAAATAACTTTATTAAAAGAGATATGCATTAAAATTCTTATAATTAGAAATAAACGTGCATTAAATGAAAGTGTTTCTAATGACTTGAAAGAATTGCAAGATTTGATGAAAACAGCATCAGTTGATCCAGCTAAAGCTAATACCGCAAGTGCGGGAAAATTACAAGATACTTTTGGATTATGGATAAAGGATATTGAACAGTTTAGACCTGCTGAATGGTATGATAAACAAGAAAAATATAAAGATATAGATGGGTTTATTCCGTATATTCAAAATTATATAGTTAGACCAATAAAAAATTTCATCACGGGGAATAGAGATTTTCAAGTTAATGATAATTTAAATTTTAACTTGGATGATGAAGATATTGATGGTGATGATAATGGCTAGCTATGCAAAATATGAAAATAATTTCAAAAAATATGCAGGTAATGCAGATAATTTTAAAGCACCAAAATCAATGATTAAAGAAAAAGAACGAAGCAAAGAATGGCAAAATAACATTATTGATTGGGTAACTTTTTACCGTAGGAATATACATAGGTTTATTCAACATTATTTTGGTGTAGCATTACATTTATATCAAATAATATGGATATACTTTATGAGTATTTCTGAAAGCTTTGTAACTATTGCATCAAGAGCAAGTGCAAAATCATGGCTTATAGCATTATTAGCGTTAGCAAGAGGCACTCTTTACCCCAATTCGGAAATTGTGGTGGTGGCGGCAACGCAAAAGCAAGCCGCTATTATTTTTGGCAAAATAGCTAGACTCAGAGAAGATTATCCTAATATTGCAAGAGAGATTAAAAGTTATACAGATACACAAAATAAATGTATTTGTACTTTACATAATGGTACTACAATTAAAGTTGTGGCATGTAATGAGTCAGGGAGAGGTGAAAGATCAACTTTCACAATTGGAGAAGAGTTCAGAATTATGGATAAGCAAAAGTATGATAGTATTGTAAAACCTTTTGCTTATGCAAGACAAACGCCATATTTAAAAATTCCAAAGTATAGCCATTTAATAGAAGAACCAAGAGAAGTTTTGATTTCTTCGGCTTATCATAAATCAATGTGGTGGTATCAAGAAACTATTAAAATGATTAAGATGATGCTTGAAGGTAGAAATGTTGGTTTTATTGCATTTGATTATCTTATTGCTATTCGTCATGGAATAAAAACAAGAAAACAAATTGCTAAAGAGCGCACCACTATGGATGAAATTACCTTTATGGAAGAATATGAAAATATTCCTTTTGGTGAAAATAGTAATGCATATTTTAAGCTTGATATGTTCAAAAAGAATCGTAATATAAAAAAAGCTTTTTACCCTTTAAGAAAAGACTTATTAGATAGAAAGAAAAATCCATATGAAATTAAACGTGTTGATGGTGAAATTAGACTTGTAAGTGTGGATATAGCAACTCGTAAAGGAAATGCCAACGACAATACAATTATTTCTTGTATTAGATTATTGCCTACTGCTAAAGGATATATAAGAGAGTATGTTTATTTAGAAAGTCATCAAGGTGAACATACAGGAAAACAGGCATTGCGAATTAAACAGATTTATTATGATTTTGAAGCAGATTATATAGTATTAGACTTACAGCAAGCAGGTATAAGTGTTTTTGAACAATTGGCTGTTGTAACTAAAGATGATGAACGTGGTATTGAATATGACGCTCTTACTGTTTACGAACATAAAACAATTGATAAAGCATTAATTAGCGAGTTAAGAGAAAAAACATTAGGAATTAATGCAAAACCAGTTATATATCCAATTATGGCTTCAGCAAAATTAAATAGTGAAATTGCTGTTGATTTTAGAGACAAACTACAAAGAGGCATGATTAATTTTTTAGTAAATGAAAATGAAGCTGAAACTTATTTAATTAAAAATAATAAAGAATATATAAATAATGAAGACATATCTCTAAAATCGTGGTTTATATTACCTTATGTTGAAGTAGAGCTTCTTATAAATGAATCTATTAATCTTGAGTATTCAATTTTAAGCGGGAATATAAAATTAGAAACCGTAGGTTCTGCAAGAAAAGATAGATATACGAGTTGCAGTTACGGAAATTTTGTTGCGTCTATCTTTGAAAAAGATTTTATTAAACCTAAGAACGGTGACATCGACATCAAAAAACTTTTCAGTTTTCGTCAACCACAAATCAGAAGAAAATAAAGTGAGGTGAAATAGATATTGAGTGAACGAGAAACAATAGCACAAATCCCATTAAGTAGAGATGACCAAGTGTTTCAAAAACTGGTACAAAACTTTTCTAAACTAGCAAAATGGGTACGAAAAGATTTAAATAAAAATAAAAATACTGCTTCTTTATTTCAGAAAAATTTTAATAAAGATACTGTATTTACATGGATGCAAAATCCTAGAAAGTTTGAAAAACAACTTCGTGGTTTATCAAGATTTTTATATGATGAAAGTTTACATTACAAACGCATTTGCCAATATTTCGCCAACTTTAATACATATGATTATGTGGTTGATTTAAAAGGTATAACGGATTTTTCCAAATTAGATGAAGAAACCGTTACTAAAAAATATCTTGAAACATTAAACTTTATTGACGTTATGAATATTAAACACGAATTTGCCAAAGCTGAAGAAATTGCATGGCGTGATGATGTGTTTTTTGGTTATGAGTGGAGAACTAAAGATTCATACTACATTCAGCAATTAGATGCAGATTATTGTGATATTACCGCATTTGAAGATGGTGTTCCAGTAGTATCTTTTGATTTTAGTTATTTTGATAAATATAAAGATGCATTAGAAAGATTCGATACTGAGTTTGAGCGTAAATATAATATATATAAAACTGATAAAGTAAATCAAAGATGGCAAGAACTTGATTCATATAAAACCATAGCTATTAAAATTAATGAAGGTCTTGATTATTTTCTTCCCCCATTAGCAGGGATATTCTTTGAAATCACAGATATTTATGATTACAAAGAATTAAAGAAAGCACGTACAGCATTAGAAAATTATCTTTTGCTTGTATTTAAAATACCATATTTAGCAAAAGGTGAAAAAGAAAATGATTTTGCTTTAGGAATGGATCAAGCACTTGAATATTTTGATATGGCTATGTCAGAAATGCCTGAAGAAGTTGGAGGTATGATATCCCCGTTTGAAAGCGCAGAAGCTATTAAAGTTGACAGAACTGATAAATCTACAGATATGGTTGTAGATGCTGAGAATGCTTTATATAATGCGGCTGGTGTACCTAAAAATGCATTTAATTCTACTGATAATTCTGCTTCTACCCTACTTATGTCTATTAAACAGGACTCTAAATGTGCATTTAGAATTTTACGCCAGTTTGAAAGGCATATTAATAAGAAACTTAAAGATTTTAATAAGACAGTTTATTTTAAGATTGAATTTTTAAATATAACAGAAGAAAACCGTCAAGACAAAGTAAATATGTATAAAGAAGGTGCTACTTTAAGTGCTCCTACTAAGACACGCTTATGTGCCGCAATGGGGATGACTCCCATGGATGTGATATCTTCTAATTTTATTGAGCAAAAGATTCTTAAAATAAACGAAGAATGGATTCCTTTAACATCGAGCCATACTCAGAGTGGAGATGGTGGTAGACCTCAAAAGGAAGAAACTGAGCTTACCCCATCGGGTGAAACTACAAGAAAACAAGGTAGTAATGATAAAGGAAATAAAGTTTAAGGAGTGATGGAATGAAATTTATACATTGTT